CCTATATTCATCATTCGTATTTATTTAGTTTTTACCCCGGCCTGGTACATTTTATTCGTTGTATAATCCTGTTTTCATTATTTCCAGTTATTCAATAAATTATTATTTTTTATAATTTCAAAAGAAAGTTTAGCTACGAAATAAGTTCCCGCGGGATCATAATGTTGTGTATCTTGAAGTGTGATGCTGTCAACATATTCCTCAGCAGGGATCATGTACGAATAGGGGTACAATGAATCAAATAAAATTTGTTTATTGATCATTGTATCTGAAAATGAACACGCCTGGCTGCTCATTTCTTGCATATATAAAACCGGTAAATTTGAATTTCCTGTTATCCGCCTCATTTCATCCATAAAATCCACGAAATTACCCTTCAAAACACCATCATCTGAATAAATATAACTTGTTAGGGTGTCACCACCCAAACCGCAATCACTTTCTTTTTGGTCCCAAATTATTAATCTAAACCTTGCGACATTCCCCAGTAATTTTTCACGCTGTTTTATGTTTAAAATATATTCTTTTATTTTGTCATAATGAGAGCCTTCCACATTGATATTCCAACTACCATAAGGGTGTTGAATAAGGCTATGCCATGCCGTTGCACCTGTAAAACCTATTGATGTGTTTGAAAAACTGTGTTTTGTGAATTTTACCTCAATATCAAAACTATCGGTCAACATTTTTAATAATAAGGCATCCCAACTGTAATATCCTACCGTGCCGTTTTTAGCGTTTGATCCGGGGGTAAATGTTGAAAGCGAACCATTGTTATAAAATTTAACACTATCATAAACACCTTCATAACCATCTGGTAAATTATTGATATTGATCCTGTTATCTATATTGGATTGCCCCCCTATGATTATGTAATCAACATAATTTTTGGGGATATATCTTTCTTTGCTTGTTACAATAAAATTAGATATCTGTGCATTTGAATTAAACGCGATCATAAACAATATGATTATTTTTTTCATCATGGTGCTGTTATTGTTCGTACTGTGCCGACCGGTAATTTGTAACATCTGTTGGCTTGATCGTAAACAATCAAGTTGACATATAAATGTTGGCCAATCTGGTTCGGGACCGTAGCTGTGAATGTATTTTTATTTCTTCCAGCGCTATTATTTAATGTCCAAGATACTGAAGGGCTTAATGTATTATTTGTATAATAATCCCACTTTACATAAACATCACCCTGAGCGTCCGCACCGCCTTGATTATAATCAAATGTTACGGTCACTGTACTATCAGGATTACAATCCCCTATAATTTGAATATTGCTTACGGTAGGGTAAACGGTAGGTGTAAGATTATATTTATCAACAAAATAATCGTACAAAGATGTTCTTTCGGTTATACTGTAAAATTTTGTGTAAACACGACATTCATTAAGATATTGCGTCGTACCTAAAGGCATACCGGCTGCTGTTGTTGATAAAGTACCTATTATATTCCTGATGCCGTTTGTTCCAGTCATCAATTTTTTTAAAACAAGTGTATTGTTGACATAGAAAAATGCTGTATCACTTTTACTTGTCACGAATATAACCGACTGGCCTTGGATTTCATACATTGCGTTTAATTTATTCACCACGTTTGCAAAAGCCCCCCAAATTTGATCGCTGTATGTTGTGCTATTGGTATATGCAAATCTTTGGCTACCAACGTCCGTTGCGACAATTTTTACGTCGGGGCTCGTGGTAAAATTTACCCAATCATAAATATACGTCATTACATAAGCTATTAAAACAGAATCCCTTGTGTATAGGGCGGGGCTGTGGTTTAACAATCCCGTTGAATTTGTTCTTGCTGCTTTTAATCCTTGTATGTATTTTACGGAATCCCCGATCGTGAAGGTAACATCACTTTCACCCCTGTCGGTTATTGATGTTATGTAATTGTTTTCGTCAAAATCAAAATAATTGGTATCATCGAAAGAATAATATAACGTCATATTATCAATATCATCAATGATTGTGACTAATGTCGTGCTATCAGTTATTATATTGCTCCTACTTGAATTATTTGAGGTCACGCCGCCATCCCCTAATGCAATTACAGAAAAATCATAATTTTCTAAGGATGTTAACCCTGTTATCGTATCATTTATATCGTCAACTCCTGACGTGTCCCAGATTACCCAAGTTGTTGAATCATCAGGTTTATAGCTCACTTCAAAACCTGTTTCATTAGGTGAAGTATTGGGATCAGTCCAGCTCAAGTACGCGTAAGTCGATGCGATGCTGTCAACAGTCAATACCGGGGCTGTTAAAGTTGCAATACTTTGATCAATCAGGCTTATATTTCCTGTTGTTTGCACTACTGACATCGAAACGCCATCTGTATTGTATATACTTGAACCATCTGCCGGAATAATTACAACATATTCATTTCCATCAGCTATACCTGTTGTAGTCCCATATATCCTTACAATATTTTCACCTCCTGTTAAATTTGCCCCTATTTCATCCGTAATAGAATCTTCTTGCCAAGCCGTTGCAGAACCCCCATTTTGATTAAATGTAACTGAAAAATCAGATAATTCAACAGGATTGGTTGCTATAGCATCCCCGTATATCCCCGTGTTAAAATTGATGGTAACATATTCGTTTGATGCGGCCATTACGCCACTTGTGATTACGGGATCCGGTAATACATCATTGTCTAATTTTACTACCGAATAAATCCAATGTGTGCCTAAATTTTGGACCATCACAACATAACTGGCCGAATCACCGATATACTCATTAGTGAATTCATTCCATGAAGATGGGAAATTGATATTTTGTTCATTTGTATTGATTGTAACCGCAAAGCTTGAACCTATCCCGATATTGTTGCTAGGTTCTGTAAATGTCAATATTGATGATTGTTGATAATTATTGTATATAGTTTCTTTTTTGTTCAAAACAATCGCTGCCGGGTTAAATATTATATTAATATCCGTAATAGAATCTTTTGCCTGTTGGGCAGTCATACTGCCCACACCAGAAACTGCCGCGTTCCAATTAGCCGTATCTTGTTCAGTAATACCACTTGCTACATCAGATGAATAAACAGGATCAGTTTCATCATTATTTGTAAAATGATCAGCATACCTTGCTGTATCCCCCTGAATAATTGAAACCTGTGTTTGTACATTATAAACATCATTATCTGATGCAAAAATTGATGTATCATTTTCATGAATAAAATATGTTAATGTGTCTTTTGAGGCTACATAATTATTAAGCGTATCAACTATGTTTTTTGTCGTGTCCAACCTGTGAATTGCCGCGTTGAATTTATATTGAAATATAATCGCAGAATCCCCAAATTCCAAATCCCGTATATGCCCGTTTTCGTTATATACAGAATCAGCTGGCGTATACTGCCCAAAAACCCCCATTGAAATTGAAAATAAAATTATAAATATCTTTCTCATGATCTTAAAAATGTTTTGTTCCTAAAAAATGTCCCTGAACGGTCAAAAACCCCATTATTAAATATCCAATTTGCCAGCTCGCTTTCCGGCTCAACTATCTCAATTGAAAAATCAAATCTCTCGGTTATCTCAATTGAAAAATCAAATCTCTCGGTATCAATGACCGATGTTATCATAATCCTGTTTTTATTATTGAAACATTGTCTTTAATGTAAATTTTGTCCCAAGTATTGTCCGTAAAATCCGCATCCGTTTTTTGCGGCCTACATATCCATCTTATGATCCCGGCTTTCCCCAATGTATTTGTGCCTATCATTTTTACATAAGCTTTGTCCGTTTCGTTTGTTTCTTCAGAAACATAGCCGTCTTCACCTTCTGTTACAGATACAGGTATGAGGCTATTCGCATCGAGCGAAAAGCTCTGTATAAGGGCCATTGTGTTTTTTTCGTGAGCATCAATCTGAAAACCATCATAATAATCAAATTGAAAATTACCGACATTTTTTGCAAAAGTCAATAATAATATCTCATCCGATCCTTCAACTATTTGCAGGTTCATTTCTTCAATTTTAAAAATTTTCCAAAAAAACGGGAATTAAATTATTTAATTTTTCTTATTTTTACATTCACATCTTCCTTTGTCATTTCCGTGATGGTTATAGTGTCACCAATATTAAATTTTCTTCTCCAAGTATAAAACTCATAATAATAATTTGACCCCGGAATAAAACTATCCATTCTTTGATAGTACTTTTTTGCAAAAGGGAATGTTCCTTTGCTTGTCCATTCCTTTGTTACTTTAAAAGCCTTTTGATTACGTAATTCCTGTACGGCCTCACATTCCCCTTTAACAATTGTCTGGTAAGGTGTGCAATTGACTAAAATAATTAAAAAGAGTACTGTTAAAAAGCTTAATATAAAATTTAATTTTTTCATGATATATTTTATTTTAAATATAATTTACAAAAATTATAATGATTAAACAAAATTAATTAGGCTTTTTATTATTAAATTTTTAAAATATAATATTATGAAAACCCCACTTTTATTCTGAATGTAATGTTATCCAATCAACATAAAGTTCCCTGCCCGCACCAGCAATTCCGCTTAACCAATCAATCCGCCATGTACATATAAAAGGCTCACCAGAAAAAGAAGCAAACCCATAATTATCAAATAGAAGAATTTCCCAAACTCCTACTGTGGGGGACGCCAAATCACTTCCAGCATTACTTCTAGCTGTAGAACAATCATTATCTGTATAATATATATCACCATCCCATTCAATAGAAGATGGGAGAAATACACGCATTCTCATGTATCTCACATCAGCGGGTATGGGATTGTCTGGTAATGATATTCTAATTTGTGCATCAAAAGTAGAAGAAGTGAGCAACGTCACACCATCTCCATCACTATTAGAACAGTTAAATAAAGTAAGATTTGTAGGCAACCCACTTCCAAAATTATAAACATAATTATGAGCTGGGGGTGTTGTACTACTATCTGCTTCTACTTTTGGTAACAATAAAAGAGCGTTTGTTTGAGCATGACAACTTAGTGTCATCCACAAAAAAATATAAATTATTATTTTTATCATGGTGTATATGTTGATATTGAGTATAATCCATTTCCATTTTCATCTATATATATAACAACTAAATTGATGGCATCTATTGCTTCACTAAAAGTAGCCGATTCATTACTGAGGTAATCAAAACCTGTTGAAAAAGTAGGGGTATGCCCCCCCGTGCCATCCTGTATCAGTTTTAATGTATAAGTAGCACCTCGGGCCATATTGTCAAGTGATATATTTATATCACCAGTCAATGTACAATACCTATTCATTGCACTATCCCCATATAATGTGACTGTTGCACTATAATTTAAGACCAAAGGTATTGATTTGATTTTTTTGACATCAATGGAATCAATTATCAACGATCCTAGAGTTGTTTCCCCTTGTACTGTCAGATCGTTAATTATTTCCACATTTCCGGCATAATCTACCGAAAATCTCTTAAGCCCCTGGTTATAAATTGAAAATATTGTATCGTCTGATACTAATTCTTCATTAGTATCGAAAAAATATGCAGTACCACCACTTCCTGCAACCATTCTGGGATACAACCCAATCCTTTCAATACCACCTACCGTGTATGATATACCGCCTGAGATTGTGCCACCTGTAATAGGATTATCCGTTATTGAAATAATATTACCTGTCACATTACCAGAACCTGAAATAGTCCGTGACAATTGTATCAAAGCACTTGAATTGGCTACCGATCCCGATTGAGAGAACAAAGCGGGCGAACCTGTGCCATTTGCACTTGATTGAATCCCATAAGCATTTACCGTTTCGATCGTTAAGGCATTTCCAGAACTGTTAAATATGTTTACATTTGCATCAATATCCATATTACTGTTTATATCAACAGTTGTACCATCATAAGTAAACCCCGAATTTGTCGCCAAACTATCCCCATCAATAAAAACAATCCCCTGATCAACTTGTGTTGATAGATTTTGGTCGATTGCACTTGTTATGTTGCCCACACCGGATAAACCTCCAATATCCCCCCACTGCCCTATTTTTTCACCAGCTAAGGATATTGCATCTTCAAATATTGTTTCTCGAAAAATCCTAAATATATTACCCGCACTAAATATGTTAGTACCGGAAACCCCCAAATCCTGATAATACAAAGAATCATCAGAAAAGATAAGGCGTTGTTCCCCATTGTCATTGTACATCCGTAAAGTACTACCTGATGAAAAGATGGAACCCACGGTGCCCCCAAATGTCAAATCTTCATTCCCCATCTGTAGTTCCCCAGAACCATACGTAATATTGGTATTTGATAATTGATTGCCCCCAATATATGCAGGGATAGCCCCAAATGAGAGCGTACCATCATTATATAAGGCAGTGTCCAATACATTGTTTAAAGCCAATTGGTTTACACTATCCCCAAATGAAGTCCCGCTATGAAAACTTATACTGGACATAAAAGATGTATCCGTCATAACATCCCCCAAATAGAGTTTACCATTGCTGTAAACGGAAAAAGCATTTGACCTGGAACCGGACACACCATCCCCAATGGAGAACAACCTATTGTTTGATCCTATACCCCCGGTACTTCCAGTCGCTATCGTGGGATAATGACCAATTACTGTTTCACAAAAATCATGGGCGGTAACATTATCCCCCGCCCCTATTGTATAAGTACCTGTTGAATTAACATTTGTCCCCGTGAGGACAACGGAATAAGGCCCGGAGACAGTCCCGGCATTCCCACCTAATATATTACTTCCAACACCAGACAGCGAGGAACTCAACCCATTGTTAAACCTCCTATTTGTTATATTATAAGTAAAATTGGAACTGGTACCCAAAGCCCCTGAATTATTTATTAAAATGCCTTCATTTGCATGAGGTGATAAATCAAAAGCGTTATCGGTCAATTCCAATAAGGAGTATGTTTGCCCCGCTTCCAGGTCTGTGAAGAATAAAGATGTGCCGTCACTGTGCAAATAACATGAATTGTTGTTGACAAAAATTGTGTCCCTGACTATTATCCCGGAATTATTTGAAACAAAAGTCCTCCCATTTGCAGTATAATAGAAATATGAACTATCACTTGTTAACCGGAAAGGATATTTCAATGATCCGTCAGGTTCGATGACGACCAAGTTCAATACATTTTCGGCAGTAATATTATTACCGAATTCATTTGCCTGGATGTATAGCGTATCTTCGCCATCGGCTGATATTATATAAAATGGGTTTGCGGCACTCAACGATCCCGCTAATACCTGTAAATTCCCGCTGCCATCCACGTCAACTGTGACGCCATCAGTACCGACATATAAAGCGTTATTCACATCAAATTTTAGCCCGCCATCATCTTGAATGACATTTGAATGAATGTGGTTTCTTTTGACAACGCCATTTGTAAGAATATTTTTTAATTGAATTTTTTCATTTCTCGTACCGTCGGAAGAAATTACAATATCTGTAGAATCGGGTGCGGATTCTTCAGGGAATTCCGAAAATTGCCTTTGTGAAAAACAAAAAACGGGGATAAATAATAAAAATAAAATTGTTTTCATGTTCAAATGTATTAAAAATTTATCAAAATTTCTTCTCCTTGGTCATCTAAAATCGCCTGGTCATTTTCATCGGCAAGGAAATTGCTGCTGGCACCAGGTATTTTTATCTCCATGAATTCACCCGATAAAACGCATTTTTTAATATTATGTACAACATTTATCGGTAAAAATATCTTGCCACCGGCATAATCATCCTGAAAAATATTATAAGAAATTAAATCCGCACCCATGATATCCCCGTTCATAATTTGTGTTGCCGATGAATATTGATTGACAACATCGTAATGGGATATCCCTTGTATGGTCCTGTTCAAACCTTTGCTATCATAATCCCATATACCGGTAGGCCTGTAAGTGCTTCCATCGAGCCAATAAAGTATATTCCTGTACATATATTCTTTAGCGATCTGCTCATCTTCATTTGTGTAAACGATATCGCCAAATTTTAGATCATTATTATAATGATTGTTATTGAACGCATTACTGTTCGTTGTCAATAAATCTTCACTTTCTTCAACATCGACATAAGCGTCCAACCCTAAAAAAACTTCCGGTTGATATTCTGAATATTGCATGTTCATTTCAATATTCTTGATGACCAATTCAGGGGTCAACGTGCCTGCCCCGCCCTCATAATTAGCTAATTTATAAAATGTAAATTGAATATAACTGCCAGCCTGGTAGTCGTCCAAAAATTCATGCAACCCGAGCGAGTTGAACTGCCCCCTTTTAGCGTTTGAAACATCTTTTATGACGCAATTCGCAGCTGTTGCCAAAGGTACAAAAAATGCGCTCCCGTTCTCGTAAATCAAATATTTGTCCGAATGAACACCGCTCCCGTTGACTTTGTGCAAACGGATCCTAAATACAACATCCGCCCTATCTTCACTGGTAAAACCAAGGCCCCCCAACCTTATAGCATAATTAATATCTATGTTGAGAAGGTTTAAACCTGTTTTTCCAGCATCGATACTCAATATTTCACGTTTTGCCGATGCTATCCCAAACCATTGTGTTTCTGTTAAAGTTGTGTCATTTTTACCGCCAGCGTTCCCCAAAATCCCCATAGGATAGTATTTTTCACCTTCAATGTAATAATTTTCTTCATTGACCGCCCTGATTTCATCCGATTGCGATACATACACCATCAACGGGTCCCAAAATTCAGGTGCGTAAAATTGTATGTTGTTCAAACCCCTTTCAATGAAATTTTGAAACAAAAAATCTTCGTAAAAAGTATTTTTTTTTGGCCTGTTAACAGTTGTTTTTATGTTACGATATGCAGGTTTTATGTAAACCTGTGTATTTGCATTTACCCAATCGATCCTGTTTCCCCTTGATACGGAATTGCCAGTCAGTAATATCCGTGGGTTGATGACCCCATTCGTCGTCGCGGTCCCTGATTTTGTATATTCCCTATAGCTTAACGATGTTTTGTGCATTTCGGATATCCGTATGAAATACCAAACAGTCCTGGCCTGGAATATGGCCATCCCAAATAATTCGCAAATTGATTTTAAAACATCAAAAACAGTCCCATATTCATCGTTTCCAAATTTTAAAGATTGGATATCAATATATGTCTGATGCAAAGGGGTGGTCGTTGTTACGTGGTTTGCCTCGAACAGATTACATGCGATCCTTACTGATATAGAATCATCCGGGACAAAACTTAAACAATAAAAAAACACATCTGATAATTTAGCTTTTTGATACCTGTTATTTACAATTTCAAACGGTTCTAATGTTATCTTGTTCAAAATATTAAAACCTTCGTAAGCGTAAAATTGTATCAATTTCGGGTTTGTTTTATTTTCTTCGCTATATCCTTCTGTTTGCAAATAACACCTGTTAGTGTGCCCGCTTTGAAAAGTATAGGTTTGAAACCTCATTGAATCATTGTTTTTTTTGAGGACAGTGAACAACGTGCTATTTGTTTCTAACAGTGTTATTACCATTGTGGTTTTTCTCATTGCCCCGTAAATATCCTGCTCATCGTTATCATATTTTATTTCAACGGGATCGGCACCACACGTAATTTCTACAACAGAGCCAGAATATTGACTGTCCCTTATTTTGAAAATGAAAACATTTCCAAGTATATCTTTAGCCGTTAAATCATATCTATCGTTATAATTTGCCATCAAAATTTAGTTACAGTGCCCCTATCGCTTAACCGTTTAGACGCCCTTGTTACACTCAAATAAATATCTTCGCCCCGCAACCTAGCGGATAATTGCCCCCCCCCATTATTTATTAATTTTGACAAAGTTGATTGCTTTAACATAAATTCCGGGTTCTGTTTTGCCCCTGGGTAATCCCCGACCATTGCCATTGTAGGCCGACCAACGACCCCCTCGTTCGCAAAAGACGGGACGATACTGTTGAACAAAGTCCCAGCGGCCGCTCCGGCACCAGCGGCCAATATCAAGTTAAACGGTGCTGGCACGCTTGTTAATGCATTTTTTACGGCCCCTGCAATAGATTCTGCTAAATAAGCCTTGAGCGTTCCCCTTGCGGCGTTCAATACATTTTCTTTCAACCTCTTGACCCCTTCGTTTGCCATATTGAAACTGTTCATGAAAATTTCCCCGCTCATGGCGGTCATTTCATTCAGCTTCATTATAGAATCTGTTGTTTCTTGTATGTTTTTATTATAATTTTCATAGAACGAGTTGATCGCGTTTTCATATTCTTTATCAACAATATCTTCGCCAAATATTTCATCAACCGAAAAATCTCTTGATTTGATTTCCGGTAAATTTATTCTCTTTAAATCCTGCGCTTTGCCCAGCTCTTGTAACTTTTCGATCTGCCTGGTGATAGCGTCGATCTCTTTATTTTTGATTTCTATGCCATTTTTATCCGAAATGTTAAGGCCATTTCTTTCTATTGTTAATTCTTCAAGTTGTTTTTTTAATGTATCTATTGTTTTTATTTGCTCTAATTCTGGTTTTGATGTTTTTTTCCTTATTTCTTCCATTCTTTCAACTTGCGAGGCCACTTCCCTTATCCATTTCTCGTATTGTTTGTAAGCCTCGACTTTTGCCATCATCTCCTTTCTTTCAGCCGGGGACGATGCGATTTTAGCGGCAATGGCAAAACTTTGTAAATCTTTTTCAACACTGTCAAGTTGTTCACTATATTTTTCCCATGCCTCATCTTCCGTTAAACCTTCGAATGATTTATCAAATTGATCTTTCAAACTGGTAAATGTTTCATCTGTAATTTGTTTCATGTTGACAGAAAAATACTTAAATATACCTGTCAAACCTGTTTTGACTTTGTCAAATACCCCCGTGCTACCACCAAGTGTTGTCAATAAATTTTCCCATGCCGCTTTTAACATCTCTGTTTTTTGAACAGATGTTGTTGTTACATCCCCTGCCTTTTCTAATTCCCTTTGTATGATATTTCCAGCAGCTTCTCCAAAATCACCGACTTTGTGAAATTCTTCTTGTAATTCGATGGCTGATATACCCAAATTGTCCATGACTAAAACGGATTTACGGCCAATACCGGTTATTAATGATTGGACAAGGTAATCAACGCTTTCACCTGTTTGCGCCGCCCTTTTTGTGGCAAAGTCAAAAAACGAACCTAATTTTTCTAAAGGCACTTTAAAATTATCGGAACGGACAGCGGCTTTCATCAGGTTTAAATCATTTACCGTCCCCCTTGTTGAAACCCTCAACTCATCCAAAAAACCTGGTTTGTCAAGCCTGTCGAACGCTTCTTTCACGCCCTGTGTTTCCCCGGCAAGCCGATGCGCCTCTTTGGTAAATTGTATTATTTTTGAAACAGTAAATGCCCCGGCAATCAAGCCGCCCAATTTGTTGATCAAATTGCCAAAACCTTTGACCTGGCCACTTGCTGAATCAAGACCTGATTTTAAGCCCCGGTCTTTCAGCCCCAATTCCACTAATAATTTTGTGATTACATTAGCCATTTAAACCCATGTGATTTAATAATTCTTTGTTGCCTGTTTTTTTCAGCATCTCTTTGATATCTTCTGATTTGATCGGCATTTCAAGCCCTTCGTGGTCACCTGGCAAATAATATAACTTTTTTGGCTGTTCCCTTAATATTGCCCCCATTAAAGACCTGTGTTCATGTAAATGCCTCAATATCTTATTCCTATAACCTTCGCACATAGCCGAATATTCCCCCCAGCTTAAAGAATAGAAAATTTTTGGCTTTAATCCAAGTACGCCAAATGCAAAATCAGTTATACTTTTTGCTTCGAATTTTTTTTTTCTTCTGTTTTGAAATTCTCAACATATTCTTTAATTGTCGTGCCGCCAATCCTGCTCTCCATCATTGTCCGCAGCAATGGTTCTAGTTTTCGCTGGTAAGTGTTATCGATCCAATATTGTACGGTCGATGTGTTGACCATGCGTTTTATCCCATTTTCTTTGTTATAACTTTCCGCGGCAAACATCAATATATTCCGGATAAATAATTTGTCGTCAATCTCGTCCTTCCCATCATTGATTATTTCATTATATTCGACATATTTGACCCAACAATACATATCAAACCTAAAACCCTGCTTCCTTTTGAAAAAGGGATTAATCCTTAGCGGTACTTTAATTATCGTTTCCATTTAACCAGTAATTTATTACTTGTTTGGGCATTTGCCCAGCCCGTTTTCAAATATTCGATTCTCAGGGGCTTTATTGTCGTTGAGTATCAGGTGATTAGCTGTTTTAACTCAGCACGTCAAAATACCAACAAATGTAAATACCTTAACTAATTGACTGTCAACGCTTCCGGTTTTAGTCAAATGATTACTTTATCAATGTTAAGATACCAGTGTTGTTGCCGATGTGCCATAAGTTGGCCTTCCTGTGATCCTGACATTAGCGGTCCATGTTGAAGCCGCATTTTTTGGGTCTTGCCGCGTTAAACCTGTAATTATCACACTGCCAGTTGTTAATTCTGCCCCAGATGTTATCACCCCGGCACCGTATACAAATGCAATGGCGGCTTTTGCTTGTAATGCCGTAATCAGTTCTTCATAAGTGTACGTGTCAGCAGGGTCCAACAGCCCAGAAATTGAGCCCGTGTAAGAATCTTCACCGGCCATAAATTCTTTTGCGCCATCACTGTCCTTTGTTGTGATTTCTATTTCGTCAACCGCCGCATCAAATGATTGATCGGTTACACCATTTACATAAATGCCGCCCAATCCTAAAACGACACTTGTTCCGTTTAAAACAGCCATTTTCTTTAATTTTTATGTTAATAAATTATTTATATCCCTTTTTTTAAAGGCATTTATATACCTTCTGAGCTCCATTATTTTGGGCATTTCTTTTAAAATCCTGTTTTTGATTATCCCGTAATATTCGTTGCCTGAATATTTGAACAATAGATTTAAAGCATCGTTATAATCAAGCATAACAAAAGCAACCAACAAATGGTTGTAGAAAAAGTCTTCAAAATTCGCAGACCACGGTTTTTCTTCCCCTTCGCTGTAATATATATTTCCAATTTCAACTGTCGTGTCTATTTTGCAACCATTTCCCATGGCCCATGATTTTAAACTTATCATTTCTTCATCCGCCCCATATGATCGCATCATTTCAAAACCCCTTAAATAGAAAAAATATTTTTTGCCTATAAAATAATTGGCACCCAGAACACAAGGGATATCATATATCTTTCCTTGTTTTTTATCGAGCCAAAAAGATTTCATTGGCATGAAAACATCCTTTTTTAATTCCCCTTCTTTTTTGATTCCTGCACCGTACAACAGCCCTTCTATTTTCTCCTTGTCTGAGAAACGCAATATGGCACTTGTCGTGCAGAAAAGTGTTTGTTTGTTTTTTTGTATGTTAGCGACCATTTTAGAAGCCCATTTTTTTGTTGGGAACCTCATCCTGGCATTAAAAAAACACAATATATCATATTTAGCAGCCAAAGCCCCTATCATCCTTGACGGTTGTACCCCTACAGGAAAATCATTCCTGATCAGGGCGTACCCTTCACTTTCTTTTATTTTTTCTTTTGAACAATCATCGACAATAATGATCTCGTAGTCAATATCGATCGTTGAAACAATTGCCTGAACCGTTTCATGTATCTCGTTTCCCTCATTCCTGGATGCTATTATAATGCTGATCATGATTGTTGTATTATAAATTGATAGTTGATTATTTTTTTTATTTCTGATTGTTCGTTTTGCATCAATTCCTCCTGTGTATTGTATGATGTGACAAATGGTTGGACGCAAAAGACAAACCCGGTCATCGACAAATTTTGATGTACAATAAGTTGGTTGATATCATTAACAATATCAACCATTTCGACCTCTGAAGTGTTTTGGCTCATATACCTTTGGTTGACGACTTCAATATCAATATTACCGATCATCAAATAGGAATCTTTTGTTTCGCTGTTGTCAATCAACGAAGGGTATTTGATCCTGACATAATAATCCCCCTTTTGTAATTTTTCATACAACATTACCCCATATTTTCTGCCTAAATAGGAGAGGTTCCCGTCCAATGCTGTTTTAATAGCATTTCGGATTTCATATGTAGGGTCATTTTGCATCCAATAATATTTTTCTCATTTTTTGTACCATGATTTTTCCAACAGCTAAAACAGGGTGAACAAAAAATGGTTTTGGTTTTGTCCCTGGGTGATTTACTTGCAACCCAAATATCGCCCATTCGTTCCCTTTTTTATCTTTTGAAACATTAAGTGCTTTTCCCCCTGTATATTCCCTTAATGTAGATAAGACTTTTTTGTTTTTGATCCTTATTTTATGTGGTTTTGTGCCTTGTTCAAAAAAAACAGCTGCTTTGTGTGAATTGTCTATTGTAAATATTTTTTTTTCCTCATTTACGGTTGTTCGGTTAGCAGCTATCATGGCCGCATAATTCTTCCCTGATATTGCCGAATGATATCTTAGTTTCTGTTTTTGTTTTTTATCTATTTCAAAACCAGATTTTTTTACTTCGATCCAAAGTTCTTTTTGTTTTTCCTTTGCATATCGGTCAATTTTTTGTAATGCCCGTTGCAAATCCACTGGTAAAACTGACATTGTTATCATAATGAATCATTTATGTTCATCAACATTTTCAAAACATCGCTTGATAGGTCAGGCACATAATTCCCTTTGTTATTATACCATTCGGCAACAAGTTTTAATATCGCATCTTTGTAAACCCCAGGTATGTTTTCATAAGCATAACCGACAATTGCCTCAACCCTCCATTCCACGACCTCTATCTGATCACCATACAATATCCTTCTTTCTTGATCAGGTATGAAAATTTCTTTTCGATTGACCCCCCGGATATGGTAATCTGTGTTCAAAGTTAAAGTTACCTCTGTTGAATATCTATCATAAGACTTTACACTGCTTATTGAAATGACCGGGTGTACCGGTATTTGAAAAGTCCGCCTGTTAAAATCGAAATCATAGTCCTTTTCAAAAGAAACGCGTATTGTCCTCGTACAAATATTGACATTCTTATATGATTCGATCATTTCCCTGGCAGACTTGGCCATCCTGATCAGATCAGATATTTCGCCTATCTCGTCACCAAGATAAGAAACATGTCTCGTTATTTCATCCTGTGTGACGGGCTCGAATGTATTATTTGTTACAATCTCGATCTGCATTATTATTTATAAAATGACCAATTTATCAATTGTAGTTCAATAACTAATTCATCTGTCAGCCCTTCAATATACATCCGCCAATATTTATAATATTCAGAGGTCGTTGTTTGAACAAAACTAAAAGTTGTGTCAGAAGTACCAATATAACCAATAGTGTCCAGGTTTGAGTAAGTTTCATCATCGCTATTTTTAGCTTGCAGGAAAAAATTATATTTATTTGCCGCATCCGATGTGCCACCAATGCTATCGACATCGAGGTATATTTTATATTTCAGGGCATCACCATGTTGGGGCAATTTTACTTCTTTATAAAGGATTGAATCCCCGGCACCCAACGTGTCTGATGAATTACCCTCATAAGAATATTCCCAATCAGTTGATTTAAATGTATGTGCCCGGCCTTGGCAATATGAAGACATATTGATCGAAATCAATAGTAAAACAATTAACTTTTTCATTTCGTTTCAGTTTTATTTTTCAATTCCTTTGTTTCTGATACCTGTTTATCTTCCTTTTTACGTACTTTTTTAGCCCGTCCGGCATTTATCATTATTTCAGCAAGTTTTTCAGAAACTGTTTTTTTTTGCCCTTTGTTATGCCCGTTTATGTACTGAATTTCAACTCTTTTCATCGCATAAATTTTAAAGAAGGGGTTTCCCCCTTCAATTACATTCAATTAATCATAATAATTTTTACCAACCGCGCGGAACCTGATAAAATTGACATCCCATTTACCGGTTGTTGATACATTAACGATTATTCTCATATACCGCCAAACGACTCCTGTCGACAAATCCTCGATCAAAACGGTAGCGTCACCGGTTTGCGCCTCTGTACCGGACGTGTTCGCTAAAGTATCTATCTCAAACCAATCCGAATTGTTCAAACTGCCCTGTAAAATAGCGATCCCGTTCGCTGATCCTGAAATTTCGTCTAACTCGACTTCTACACGGTACAGATAAATATCGTTCCTCAACACTTGCCAAGAAACAGCCGCATCGGTGCCGCTTATGGCCGTATCACCAGCTACGCCGGTATACTCGTAATAAATTTTAGAATTAAAGCTCTGTGCCGATGCGATCATCCCGATCGCAAACAACAATAATAAAATTACTTTTTTCATAATTACACCCCCTTATTGCAATAAACCTGTTGCTGTTTCAAAATCACCTTTAACAAAACCATATTTTTCAAGGGCTTTTATAAGAAGGTTCCCCCGTATTGACGCACGAAGCGTCGTCATGCCGTATGTGAAATCATTGCCATCATAACCGGTTTCTATTGTCAAGTTCCTTTTCAGGTACAATAAAGCCTTGTTAAAATCACCAACAATGAAATCCATCTGTGCGGCTGTTTCAGTAACAAATTCTGATTGCGCCACAGACATCCCGCCCGGTCTCCATCCCTCGATATTTTCTACAAGGGGCCGGCCAATGTCGTCTTTTTCAGTGACAACATTATAAGCTGATGATTTGCCTATCAATGCCAGATTTGCCATATAACCTGTTTTGTTTGCATCGGCATTTGAATCCCCAGAAACGGCATTGACACCTTTTGATACCTGCAATTGAGCGGCTAAAATGACATCCCTCATCGAAGGGTTCGTGATCGCTTTCACGCCCTGTGATCTCGCAAAAGTTTTGGCAGCAGTGAAAACACCTTCTATGTCAGTAGTCCCAACGCCGCTATATAACTTCCTCTCGATAACTGAAAGCAACCCGTTTTGCAACAGATCATTGATCTCTTGCATGATGTATTCTGCATCTTCAAGGGATTCGCGGGTAATTTTCACGTAATGCCCAATATCAAAAAATGAAAGGACCTTTGTTATCCATGTAGCCCCAGATTGGGCATATTGGCTTCCTTCTGCCTTGATCGCTGCGGCATCGCTGCGTGTCAATTCTTCCGTATAACTTACCTGGTGCTGCATCCCTACTGTCCTTTTTGGTACAGCTGCAAAAATTGGCGTTGCTTTCCACGGGTGTTTGGTAACACCTGGTAATTGAAGTTGTGGTAACCCTACCGCTCCTGAATCTGCCGTCCAATCGCTTGTCAACAGATCGTTGGCCGCCTTTTCCAGTTCAAATGAAAAGCCTGTTTTACTCGATTTCATGGATTTTACACCATTTTTCCACTCGTCTGAAGTGACAAGCGATTTGACTTTGTCGGCCAGGGTTTTATCTTTTTCCCCCAAATCAAATAACCTGGCTTTCGTTTCTTTTTCCAGATTATTGAGATGGTCCTGTATGTTTTTGATCGAATCGGTTAAACCAACTTCCTTTTCGCCAAATTTCACGTTTTCAATACCAGCGATCGTATCACTGATTTTCTCGACCTTTTCCCTTATGGACTTAAGGTCGTCTTTACTTACTTTATCTTCCAGCGACTTGTTGATCTGACTTATATTTTTCTCAGCTTTCTCAACAAATTCCTGTACTGTTTTCAATTCTTCCGGCATTAGTTAAAAATTTTACTGTTTTTCATTATTTCGATTATCGGCTTCAACCGAGTGTCTAAAACCGGCTCCTTTAGAATGGTTTTTAACGGCTCTGATTTGAGTGATAACAATATTTTATGCGTTTCTTCGATACTTTTCATCCTTTCGTCGGTATAATTCATTTTTAACATGCTGTCAAAAAATGAAATAGTACTGTCAAGTTCCTTTAAACTCTTTATGTCCAATAATGGTGTTTTTTCATTTGCGCCCCACATCACCGTTGAAACCTCCATTAACTGCCATTCCTTCACCAACCTTATCCTCTCAAAACCATTTTCATAAGCTTGTTGCTTGAATTCAACAGGGATACCCTCTTTTTCAACAATTTCATATTTAATTGCCCTCACCCGAACCGAATGCTCTAACGTGCGGCCAAATTCTTTATATAAAATATAATCTTGGAAAGTGTCTTTTGCTATAGTTTTTTCCATGTTTGCCTTATTGGTCGATATAAGGCCCATCATATCTTCAATGCCGCCGTCTATAAATGGCACGCCCAGTAACTTATCGACGTCGTGGTTCAGCAACCACCTCATCCGACCAATATTTTCTTTCAATGTTTTTGAAAAAGAGCCTTGCAAACTGACATCAGCGTCAGAATCAACGTTATTGAAGGCATTGGCATAGAATTGAACGATCCCTTGTTTTTCATCAATGCTCTTTATTTCTTTTTCAAGCGATTTATTTATTGCATTCATACCAATTCATATGTTAATCCACAATTACAATTAATAATATTTCTAGCCGATGCGCCCTGTGAGCTATCGCCAGGAAACATCATTTTTTCGCCGTCAACATCAAAAGCATGGTCCAATGGTGATTTTGTACCGTTCATCCCAATTGCATTATGCCTTTCTTTCTTTGCAACCCCAGTAGGTGCCGTCAACCATACTTTAATATTCGCCCCGCTCAATGAAGCGGCAATGTAACCGCCTTGGTTCGAAGCTGTCATAACTTCCGTTTTGGCGATCCTTAAAGCCCTTGCCTTTGTAAATGTTGCGTAATCACCAAAAGTTAATTCACGCCTTAAATTTTTCATGATATCACCAACAGATAAGCCTTCCTGTAAGCCTTTGTCCATTACTTGTTTTAATACCATCTGTATACTTTCTCTTGTATAATTACTGACCAATGTTATTTCGTTACCAGCCAGTTCGTTAACATAACGCATCATTTCCATTTCCCACAAATCTTCCTGGAAAGATTTTGATAACAACCGGGTCAAATCTTTTATAAAAGCTTTTCCAACTTTCAAATATAATTCTTGATAAACTTTCCTTATGTGATAATCTGTTATTAACAGATCAATATTTAAATTACCTTCAGAAAAAACCCTGCTTTGTTTAATAACAGGCATGATTGTTTTTCTCAGTGCAATAAGCACCTTTCGTGAATATATGTTATAATATTTCTGACGTTTGCCTTCTATGTAATCCCAGTTTATCATAACCTGTTTTCTTCGAGTAAATTTTGTAAATCGTTTGGCAAGTTAGTAAATTCCCCTTGCATTTGCAATTCTTCTAATTGTTCAGGTGTCAATTCTTCTTTCCCTAGTACATCCACCCGGAACTCATTGGGCATAACAGACCTGTTTTTTATTCCAATATCATAAATCCTCGCCTTGTCAAGCATATCTTGTTGCAAACTGGGTACTTTTGACCATTCCGGCGTGTAATAAATACCGGAACTTCTCACCAATCTGTTCATCCCATCGACAAACATATCCATGTCTGGGATTATACGCCCTTCGTACATGTCCTTTTTTGATTCCTTCACATTATTGTATGTGCTTGCCTTTGTGTCGTTGAACAATTGTGACGGCACCGACCAAACACGGCAAAGGATTCTTATCCCGTTCTCTGAATTTTCAATTAGTTGTAGGTCTTTAAAATTTTCATAACCTAATTTATGTACGTTCAAATCACCGCCGGTAAAAAATGGTTTTCCCGCCTTGTCCACCCCTGTTTTTTTATCCCATATTTTTTCATACTGGGACCTTTGCTCTGGCGTTAATTCTGCTTGTCTGTTTTTAAAATTAATGATGACCGGCGGCAAAGTATTTTTGTATGTATTTGATGTCAAATCATAACCATTATTTTGCGTATCTATTATTTTTGCGGCAACCCTGATCGGTGAAATGCCCATGAAATTTTTTCCACCATCATAGTTAAGGTTGAGGAACATGCGGCTATGCCATATTTCAGAAGGATCTATTTTGTTTCTCGTGTCTCCGATATTAAATTTATAAGCCCCTATTACCCGGCCCCGGCCCCCGCTTTCTATTTCAATGTTTTGTGTCGGCAAATTCGCCAATTTCATCACTTGACCGGTCATGTTGCCAAATTTATAAAACGGAGTGTGGACGATAGAATTTCCGCTTATCAAATTGAACAGTTCCCATTCTTTTTTGAATTCAAAAAATGTTTTATCAATGGAATTTGAATCAAATAAGTCCTTTATTGGGTCTAAATCGACTTTTTCCCCTGTTTTTAAATTATAAGGGCATAATTCAACAGAAGCGAACCTAGTGCTGATATGATCGGCTATGGAAAATACATCCGGGTTTTTTTCGTAGCCATTTTCAATGTATTTATAAGTGTTGTTGTCTGTAAAAAAACTGATATTTGTGGTTAAGTATTCAAATAAGGCCCTGTTCAATTCAGGTGTACCAATATCAACTGTTTTATTTTTAGTTGACATCAATTGTTTTATATTTTTTATTAACCCCATATTTTTTGTTGCCCCCAAATTTATAACAAAAAAACATTAACTCAAAATTACATCATCCAAATTTCATCATCTGCATTTATAAGTTCTAAAATTGAATAGACCATTGCATCGATCCGGTTTGGCGATTTGCCAAGACCTGGTGTCCATGTCAACATTTCATTTTCAAGCTTTTCCAAGCCTTTCGTGTGAAAAACTAAATTTTGTTCATATTGGGAAACAACCGGTTCCGCCCTTAATTCTTTTCCCTTGAACGCATGAATGTCTTTTATCCTAATTATTTTATCGAATTGCCGCAAAACGTTAACAACCATGTCACCACCATAATTCCTTTCGATCACAATGCAATCTGATTTTTTGCTTTTTGCCTCATTCGTTGATATTTTCCCCCAATCAGCTGGGGTATATTTTCCAGATACATCTGATAAAACATATATTTTATTATCGATCCCAATACCTGATGTTATTATCCCAACCTCATCACCAGTTGTTGATCCGGCCGGATCAACTGCTGTGACAACCCGTTTCATCGGGGGGATTGTATCAGAATTAATAATCAAACTGCTGTCCCAAAGAGCCGCGTCTGTACCATCTACAAATTTTCCTTCTATCTCTTGTTCTTTCATTTTGACGGACATACGGCCAATTTCCATTTTCAGGTCATCTATATCTTCTTTTTTTAGAAGGGGATTATCGTATGACGTATACTCGAAACCATCGTAATTTTTGTAACCGGATTTCCAATTTTTATACAAAGTATAGAATTTATGCTCATCACCATTTTTGTTTAATTTACCCTTTGGGACCCCCCCTGCAATTAGTATAGAATTTTCGTGGTCAAGGAGCATCGGTAGTACAGCGTTTGTGTATAAATAATCGTTTTTCAAAATAATACCTGCCTCATTGAGAAATATTTTATGATAGCCAAAGCCTTCCCAATTTTCAGGCCTGTCTGAACTACGAAAATCAATAAAACCTTTGCCAATTAAGGCTTTTTTCTGTTTTGAATCATATTTATAGCTTATCCCCGTGTTTTTTAGTTCAGGGACAGCATACCTCTCCCAGTACCGGTCTATGTTTGTTGAGATTGTGTCTCCCCATAACAAATGTTCGCCTTCAATTGCCCATTCTATGAACGCGTTCATCATACCTTTCGTAAGACCGAACCTACGGCCTTTTGTTATGATTATGTATTTTGATTTTTGGGATTCGATCGAATTGATGATATCCAATTGCGGTTTTGTATATGATAAATCAATTATCATACGAGAATTCTTCTGACAATGGTCACATCTCCTTTTTGTTTATTATCGACTTCATAATAACCAATGTGTTTCCCCAGATTTTCTAGCGCAGTTTCTTTCGAGTAAAATTCCAGCTTGATTTGCTCTATATTTTCAAGCGCATTTACTTTTTTTATCCTAGTACTTATTGACTTTATGCATCTCATTAAATTCGGTTCCTCCTTTTTCATAGTTTCAAAGTCCTGTAATGTCATCCAATCCCTATATAAATCAGTAGTATCTGAAAACGCTATATTTGCCCATTCCGCCGTAATCATTTCATGCGATATTTCCAGTTTTTCAGCTGTTTTGTCTTTTAGCTTGTCAATTTCGTTTTGCACGTTGACATTTGTCAATAGCCTTGATGCTATCGATTTAGCTGTTTTTTTTGAAAAACCAGCCCTTATGGCCGCCTGTGCCGCGTTAAAATCAATAACATATTCCTTGCAGAACCTTTTTTGCTTAAGTGTCAATCCTTTACGTGCGTTAATGTTACCTTCTGGTGCGCCTGCCATAAAACAAAATTTAGTTGCGAGTACCGGAATAGAACCGGTGTGGGAAAGCTTATGAGACTATCCAGGTGACCAACGACCTACTCGCTATATTTGACAAATTTAACACAAATGAATGAAATAAAAAAATAGGGGCATAAAGCCCGTATTGCGCCACCTTCGAGGTGAGGGAGGGAATGGGACACAATGGTGATTATCCGTTGTCTCTTTGAATTGTCGGTAATTATCTTGAACAGTTGTAACTCGCTGAATGTCTTGCTTGACCTTGTCCCTCCTTCGTTCGCGATAATATCAAAAGCTGCATTGTATGCGGCTATCG